AATAAAATCACGACCCTTTGATACGTGCTCACCAGTTACTGTCAAAGTGCGATCCTTGACTTCAACAGAAAGCTCATCCCTTGAGAATCCAGCCACAGCCATTTCGATCAAATAGTCTTGATCGGATGTCTTGATAATATTGTGGGGTGGATAATGGTCCTGAGCGTGTTTAGCAGTAAATTCTAACTCGTTAAACAGATGGTCAAAACCAACAAATGATGAACGTGGGAATAGTGTTTGTAAGCCTGTCATTTTTTTCTCCTTTTGATCAAGCAAGAATATTTCGAGCCGGTTATCCGCACTCGATATTATTTATAGTAACATACTTATGAATTTTTGTAAACCCTGCTATTACTTATTTCCGATGTTATACTTAGGGCATAATTCCCATTGATCCTTTTCTTTGTATGGTAGGATCTTAATCAATCTCAATGGCGCACAATCTAAATTCGAAGTACCTTGAATCTCTACTAATCCCCAATCGCTCATAAGTGTGGCAATAGTATTTCTACGCTGAATATCTGATAGCTCTAGGTTGGCTTTCTTACCATCCAGCATAAACAGCTCTTTAAAATGTACTATAAAATAGCGGCCTTGCTTATGTAGGATGTGGCATGATTGGTATAGCTTCTTTTCCTTACGGGATGCCACGCCAATCCGTGTTAATGTTTCTCGTACTTTTAGAAAGTCATCTGGTTCGTTTAAGGTTACTTCCAACATATCCGTCGGAGCCCATTGAATAAAATTATCTTGTTCCACCTTTATTCACCTTCTGTTTTATTATAGTTATTTGTTCAGGTGATAAGAGGGGGAGGGCTTGTTTGGCTTTTTCATTACTATATCCATAATATTCTTTAACCACCTCAATATCACTCTCAGTTTCTGGTTTATTCCATTTCGAAAATCGTTTACGCTTTCTAATGGTATTTATGAGAAAATGATATTGAAGTTTTTTATCTAGGTGGTGGTACTGGTTCACGACATTAGTAAGAACAACAGTATCCCTGAAATAAGAAAGGCTGCGATTAATAAGAAAACTGTTATACCCGTTTTCAGCAACGTCGTCCTCCATTATATCTTGTTTGGTTACATTAATGCTATTTAAATAATTAAAAGGGTTCATTAAAAGTTTTCTATTCCACTATCTTGCCAATTCCATGCTTCGGATCTGGCAGCGTTTACTATATTATATAATTCATTTGGCGTATAGTCACGAGTGTCCGGTTTTTTGTTTAAATGTACTTCACCTAGGTACAGTTGTGGAACAGTCCTGTGTCCTTCATTCCGAATAAATTCTAATGCTGTTTTGCTTGATTTAATATCAGTTACTTTATACTTTACACCTGCTTCATCTAACATGGATTTCATTAAGTCACAAAATGGACATAACGGTTGGGTATAAAGTGTTACTAGCATGTTGTTCCTCTAAGTTAAAACGTTTAAAAGAAATCCATGCAAAACCTTAAACAATGCAGCATCATCATATGCTAATAACCATAATATTACTAGACCAATTGCTAATCTCATTTGTAGTTCACCTGTGCCATAATTTCAGTTAAGCATGCAACTGTATTTAGCTCTTTATCAGCTACAAAAGCGTCTTTATATTGATAATCTGCTAAAATTAATATCAGTTGAGGAATGCTTTTACTTTCTACCAACTCATAAGAAGTGTCATAAAGGTTACGAAATATTACAGACGTGTCAACATCCATATTATTCGTAACCCATTTCCGCATACCTTTAAAGTCTTTAGTCTTTAATAGTTTGGCTAGATCGATAAAGTTATCAGCGCCACTATTTGACCCAACAGAGCCAATGTTAGAATTGGCAATAGATAATCGTTGTGCTTCATTTAATACTCGCCTCCAATCTGGTGCATGTTTCATGATAAGATCAGCGGCTACTTTCTGATCGTATGATGTACCTTCCTGTTCAAGTATACTTATGAATTTTTTGTAGAATTTCGCTGCTAAATCTGCTAGAATCTTTTTGGACGTGTTGAATTCATATACACCGCAGCGAGAGTGTAATGGCCCAATAATACGATTCTTAAAGTTACACGTTAGAATAAACCGACAATTGTCGGAAAACTCTTCGATAAACCCACGCAGGGCTGGCTGCGTAGATTGCGGATTAAGGTAGTCAGCCTCATCAAGAATAACTACCTTATACCCACCTTGTAAAGATACAGTGCTGGCAAACTGTTTAATCTTACCACGCAATGTATCGATGTTACCCTCTTCCGACCCATTAATCAGAATGTAGTCCAACCCCAATTCATTACACATGGCCTTGGCAATTGTAGTTTTACCAAGACCGGGAGTACCAGAGAAAATCATATTCTGAAGTTCTCCGGTATCGACCATTTTTTGGAATGTGCTTTTTAGGTCTTCTGGAAGGATTGTTTCGGATATTGTTTTCGGTCTGTACTTTTCACACCAAAGAAAATCTTTGCTCATAATAATATAATATCCTAATTTATTCTTGTGTTGCTGCTAAATCCTGTTGAAAAGTTTCACACATTTGAATAAGCTGCACACATTGATCACGAAGTTGGCCAAGCGTGGAAAGCTCCTCGCCTTTTACTGCGCCACGCTGAACCATAGTATCAACCACAGCAACTGATGAACGACACACACGGTTTGCTAAGTCATATACTGGTGCGTGCGATTCTAGATCCAGTTGTTTATCATCACTCATTTTATTCTCCATATTTTGATGACTTTTCCAAAGCTACCCAGTATTTTAGATTTCCATCTTTACTGGTAAACTCAGAGATAAGTTGTTTTGAAATTTTAACCTGATAATCACCATTGATCATCTTCAGGTTGCTGATATTTATAATGAATTTAAAATTCTCCTTATAATTTCCATCGACTAATATAGAATAACTATTAGAAGTTGGGTTTTCAAGATCTACAACGGAGATCTTAATAACATCACCATCGGGTTCAATAATCATATGATTGTGACCAAATGCTGAAGCTGATTGCTTCAAAGCAGAAAGTGTTTGTTGCGGTAAATCGAACCAAACGTCTTCACTTGGTAACACAATAGATTTTTGAGGGGTTGTCAGCATTTCTGGATCAGAATAATAATATGTAACCATTGCCCGACCAGCATTACCACCAATGTTCATAAACTTTTCTTTAAACATTACATTAGGTGTATCTACTAAGTTAATGACCCGCAAGAACTCTGACAGGTCGTAGATACCGACTTGTGTATCAAATTGTTCAGGTACTACCGCTTCTGCCAAAACGTTTCTGGCCTCAGACATGGTAGTGATCTTATTCCCAGGCTTAATAACAATGTTACCATTGATCTGGGAAAAGTTCGATAGCACCTTAATTGTTTCAGCACTTATTTCCATTATTTAATCCTACTAAAGTTTTTCTCTTTTGTAAACTCCAAACGGTTGGCAAATTTACCGTCCAGCATTTCACCCTTGTGGCTGATGATGAATACGTTTGTATCATCATCCAGCGTGTGTACGATCTTCATTAGATTGTCTATGCCCTCATAGTCCAATGACGAATCAAACGTTTCATCCAGTATCAACAGGTTAGTCGATACCGAGTTTTTCATCTTAGCTATCTGTCTCCAAGTAAATAAAAGGGATAGGTCGATCCTCTGCTTTTCACCCTCAGAGAAAGAATCGTATGAGAATGAATCACGGTGGCGCGACCTAATAGTCTCGGAGAATGATTCATCTAAGTTAAAATGAATAAAGAAATCTAGTATTTGTAAGTAGCGATTTATGAGCTGGTTAATCACAGGTAAGTACTGCTTAATGATTTTTGTCTTAATACCAGTGTCCTTTAACATTTCTAATATAACTGTATTATACGACAAAGTTTCGTTGATGTACATCCTATTTTCAAATAAATCCGATTTTTCTTGCTTTAAATTATCTAGGTCTGCACTGGCTTTGGCTACATCACCATCATTGCCGCGTATCTTTGATATGGCATCGCCGAGAACTTTAATCTGTCCTTGCAACCGTACGATCTCTCGATTATTGCCAGATATAAGTGCGGTTTTGGTTCGGATATCATTTGAGGCATTGTTGAGCCGTTCAAGAGCTGATTCCACAGTAGCCGACTGCTCAGCGACATCGTCCAAAGCTTTCTGTATCTCGGATGCTTTAGTTTTGGCGGAGGAGAGTTTCTCCGATCGTAAATCCTCGTTAATATCTTGGGAACATGTGGGGCACGTATCATTTTCCTCGTAAAACTTCGAGTCACGGACGAGTGCCTTGATTTTCTGATTAAACTCTGCTCCATAGTGGAGGAGTGTCTGCTTCTTATCGTTGTTCTTTTTGAGACCTTCTTCAAGCCCCTCGGAGAGCTTTTCGATTTCATCCGATGTAGTGGCATTCTCTTGCTGTAGGTTTGTAATTGAGTCCTCGGCAAGGAAGATTTCGTTTTCTTTTTCTTCAATCTGGTCATCGCTTAATGCTTGCACCTCCTTGATATACTTGGACTGCAGCTCTATCTTTTCCTTCTTCAGTTCCAAGTCATAGTCTAATTGACGAAGTTCCTCTTTTATTAATGAATTCTTTTCCTTTAGGATCTGATTCATTTTAGAGAATATATTAATGTCCAGAAGATCCTCGATAACATCCCGCCGGTGTTGTGCAGGGAGCTGCATGAAAGGAACAAAGGAGGATGATCCGAGCACAACAATCTGGTGAAAGCTTTTGTGGTTTAGCTTTAGGATGTTTTGTTCGAGGATCCTCTGGTACTCTTTAGCATGTGACGACTGATTCAGAAGCTGGTCATCTTTCCATATTTCGAACTTCTGTGGCTTAATACCACGAACGATCTTATAGGAAGATCCGGCAACATCGAACTTTACTTCGACCATGCAATCTTTATTATTAATGGTATTAACAAGCTGGGGCTTATTAATGTTTCTATGAGGCTTACCGAACAGTGCGAACGCTAATGCATCCAGCATAGTTGATTTACCTGATCCGTTATGTCCTACTACAAGAGTGGTCTTAAACTTATCGAAATCAATTTCAGTCCAGTTATTACCCGTAGACAAAAAGTTACGGAAGCGAATGTTTCTAAATATAATCATGCAATTTCTAGCGACTGCGCCTCAATCATTAGGTTATTCATATCTTTCTTAATACGATCCTTATCCAATTCAGTCTCAACAGTGTCGACGTAGCTGTTCATAAGTGATGACGTATCCTCTAAAGATATGTTTTCATCCTCAATATTTTCACCAATAAATTCGCTGAACTTTTCTTGGATCTTTAGTTCATGAATCTTTACACTCTGTATTCTATCAACAAATCGGTCAAATGTAAACTGATTTTCTTTATTTTCTACAACTATTTTTACGAACTTACCCTCAAGCTGCTTTACATCATAATCTAGGTAATCATAATTAGAGTCGTCATAGCGGATGCGATGGAACAGAGTATGAGGATTGCGGACAGGAGTGAGAGTTCGTGTCTCCGTATCCAATATATGAAAGTATTTTTTATCATGCGCATCGCTCCAGAAGAACTCCATTTGTGAACCAAGATATGTAATATTATCTTGTTGGGATTTGACGTGAAAGTGTCCAGAAAGGACCATTTCGAATCGTTTGAATAGTGCCGGACTCATACCATGTTTATTCTCTAAGCCGCGCATCATCTCAAAGCCAGTAAGCTCTAGGTGTCCGCCTAGTATATCAGCCTTACAATTAGCTACAAACTCTAGCGACTCTTTTTCATTCTCTGCACATATCCACGGCAGCAACGCCATTTGCAACCCATCGTAATCCATAACAGTTGGTTTATGTACGATATGGACCTCATTCATATAATGACCGAGTAATTCTTTTAAGCTGTTTAGGTCATTGGTATTCTTGTAGTAAGTGTCATGGTTACCACAAATAATATCCATTGTAATGCCTAGGTCTCTGAGCGGTTTAAGAAATGCATTACGATTCCTGTTAAGAGCCCGGAAGTTAATAAATTTCCTGTTATCATAGTAATCACCAAGGTGAACGATATGGCGAATATTATGTTCCACCATATAATTAAAAAATACATCAGAATAAAATTTCTCTGCATTATCGAGAAATATGTCAGAGCTATTGCGAACGCCACAATGAGTGTCATTTAGTATTGCCAGTTTCATTAATCATCTTCCATAAACCTAGATAAATCGGAATCTACTTTAAATATCCGTTTTTTACGTTTTTCTTCCAAAGCATATGTTTTAAAGTCTTGGTCTTTCTCTTTTACCTTATCGATTCTATTTTTTAATTGGTCGATAAAGCTGTTTAGAATATCATTAGCCACATCCTCTTGACCATGTAGAGCATATTCGTTTAATCCGGATTGGGAAAGATATTTTAGTTTTATGTCCTGTTGTTTCTTTTCATTAGCAATCCTACGTAGGAAAGCGAACCAAGAGATTTGGGTAAAGTAAGCAAAGGCATTCGGATTACCAGTACGTGTTGCCACTGCTGGATCATAATTTTCAATGGCCTTTAAACAATTTTCTACAGCGTCCATTACCATTTCTTCACGATAGGTATAACCAATAAAGTTAGACTTATGGGATAACCCCTCTGCAATACGTAAGAAGCATCGGGCGATATAGTCTGGAACCTTAGGAGGTGGGTCATCCGTCGCCTGACACTCGCGCACATGGATACAGTAGTCCACGACCGCTTGAGAAAATTCTTTATTATTTACATAATGGGGATTTTTCTTTTTAGCTTTACTCATAATAAATTCCTGTTAATGTTCATACTATTCTATCATAGAAATAATTTGATGTAAACCACTTTTTTTAAAATTAAGGGGGTTTACAAAATAAAAAAATCCGATATAATAAATCTAAGGATTTTCGGGAAGGATTAGATACCTCGTTAATGTAACTTATTTCGATCTGGATTAAATTCTATAACATTGGAAAAATCACTATCTAATTCTCCGGCCATTTTCTTTAATTTTTCGAAATAGCTATCTATTTTATTCTGTATCTCTTCGGGTGATAAACTCGAATTTTCCACTGCCTCAAAAAAATGTTTTAACATTTTATCACTAGGTATAACTTCAGCTAAGATGTGTGCATAGTTTAAAGAAAGAAATCCATCGGTATCTTCTTGCATAGTTATCCATGGTTTAAAATTATAATATCTAATCCCTCTACCATCGTCATCATAAGATTTAAGCTGCATGGCTTTTCGGATAATCATATCTTCCTCGTCGTCGCCTGGCCATTGGACAATCTCACAAATAATCTCATCACCATTTGTTAGCTTAAATTGTCTAAAATCAGTCATTAATGTCAACCTTTATAACTTTATACTTGAATTGTTCTTTCTCGTATATTTTCACCCGCTCTGCGGAGTGGAGTAATGTATAATTCTTTCTTGACCTCCAGTGCAGATCATCGGCAATATCGAAGAGTTTGGTTTCTCGTCCATCGTCTGAGATTCGAAGACCACGTCCAATACTCTGCAGAACTTTGATTTGGGATTTGCTTGGTGAAGCGAAAATAATATTATGAAGGTTCCGTATATTAATACCAGTGCTGAAAGTTCCCAAGGAAGCGACGATGATCGCATCTTTTTGTTTCTCCACTATTTTGCGAATGGCTTCTCTATCACTTGTTGCTACCTCACCAGAGACAAAAAATACCTTTCTCCCTTCCTCTGCCTTATTATTTATCATTTCATAGAGAGGCTTTCCATGAGCGTCCACACGATTAAATAGGATGAGAGTATTTCCTTTAGCATCCAGAGCGAGATTACGAATGAGCCTATTACGAACAGGGTTTCCAATAAGGAAATCGATTTCTTCCTGATATGTTTTCTTTCCAAAGTCCTTCCTTACCTCCTCGGAATACTGCAACAAAAGGACTTTAATATCTAGGGGCGCTAATGTTTCTTCGTCCTGTAATTTCTTTGTTGTTGTTACTTTATATACAGGACCGAATAATCCTTCTAGAACTAATTTATGTGTTTGCGTACCGTCCAAGGTTCCTGTGGTACCAAACCTATATTTTGCCTCAGTTGCTTTATTCATTATAGAGGACAAAGACTTAGATTTAAATCCATGACATTCATCCCCAATTACCATACCAAACTGTTCAAACCATTTCTTAGGGTATTTATATATGCTTTGCCATGTAGAAATTATAACCCTTTTATCGGTCACTTTATCTTTACCTGAATAAATTCTATGACATGCGTTTTTCACTAGCATACCATATGATTCAAAGTCCGAATACATTTGCTCGACCAAAGAAGTTGTTGGAACAATAATTAAAATCTTACCTTTTTCTGAGGTCATAGTCATATAGTATTTCATTATTAAATAAATAATAAATGATTTACCAGAACCTGTAGGGGATAATAAAATTGCGCGGGAAGATC